CTACCAGTCGGTTTCGATGCTCAGAGAAACCCTGGGACGGTCGAGTTCGGTGTACATGCTTTTCACTATTGCCTTGGTGATCCGCCCTCCCTCCTTCATCTTTCGGGTGAAGAACGCAGCCCGATCTCTCTTGATGTAGCCAATTTGCACGTCAGTAGGGAGGAATAGGGTGAACCAGCGCCGGACGTGAACGTAAACAGCGATGGCATTGGGGTCGTGCGGGTTGTCCGGTTCTGGTACTAGCTTGACTTCCATTCCAGGGCGCACCGCCAGGCGTATTCTGCCGCTACGACCTTCGAATCCTGTGCCCGTGACTATCGCGCTGTACCGCATAGCGGTCCCTTGTCTAATCAGTTGTCAGCAGTGCAAGACGCTATTACTCACCTAGACATGGGGCCAGCCCTGGCTGACAGTGGGAAACACGCCTTGATGTCGTCGACCTTCGCGTTCAGGTGCTGTAGTCGGCCTCAGCGCCGACCTTACCCTGCGGAGAAGAATTTCAAACTCTCAACAGAGCACGACGATATCACCAGCCACCACGCGCTCGGACAGAGCGGTTAGCTTGCCGATCCCTTCCTGCAGAAATCGGCTGAGCTGCTCGATGCACTCGCGCTGGTCATCAGTGAGGCTAAACTCAGACTCCATGCTTTCGATAAGGTCAAGGCAGCACTGGTTGAGAAACCCCACCTCCAGTAACTCCGCCCGGAGCCTACGCCGCAACATCTCGTCCATACCAACATCCCTATCTACTCCGCATATCAGACTGTCGGAACGTGGCAAAAACGCGAACCTCGTCACAACTACCTATTCGGCTAGTGGACTAGGCAACGGGAAGCGGGCCTTGATCTCCTCGACCTTGGCGACCCAAGCGCGGTAGTCCGGCTCGGTGCCGGCCTTGATAGCGTCGAACTCGGCCTCGGTCTTGAGCGGGTCACTCTCCAGCCGGTAGGCATTCGCCCGCGCCGCGGCTGCGGCATCGCACTCAGCCTGCCAGCGTTCTTGCGCCTGCTGTTCAGCGGTCTTTACCTGGCTCCAGTCGATCATCGCGGTAACTCCACAGGTCCATCAGCCTCGATCAGCAACGGTTCAGGGAAGCGAGCGGCGGCACTGGCATCAGCGGCCAGCGGGAACCGCAGGGTTAGTTCCAGCCGTCCATCCCTTCGCGCCACAGGACCAGCGAATAACTCCGATCCAATGGCCTCGGTCGGCAACTCGCCGCCCTCCGGGAGGGGAGTGAAGTCGAACGCCTGGCCGTTCACGGTGAGTACATCGCCAGCCCTGCTCAGTGACAGGCGCTCGTCGCTTCCCGGCAGCGGAGCAAACGGTGACAACTTGATGATCATCAGAACCACCTCCCCACAACCATAATGCTCAACCCGTTAGTACCAAGGTCTTCATTCAAGTAGAAAGTAACTTGGTCCCCGCCCATGTAGCCGCCCCTAACCCCCGCCGCAGCCGATGGCCAGCCGCTGAACGGTATCCAGTTGACGATGAGGCTATATGAGGATCCTCCGATAAACTCAGCCGCCAACTGCACTGTGTTGGGCCCTGCTTGGTAGTTGCTACCAGACCCCGTGATTTGGCGTATGCAAATCTGAGTTCCATCTGCAAACCGAACGAACTCACCATTCGCGTTGCTGCCACGCTGGATCACCGCGCCAGTCGGTACGCCGCTCGACTGCGAAACGGCGCCCAGAATGCTGTCTCGAGAGTACAAAGCCCCAGTTGAACCCAGAGCAGCTCTAACTGCAGCACTCCCAAGCCCAAGGGACGTACGCGCGCCAGCGGCAGTTGCAGCGCCTGTGCCGCCAAGCGCAACCGGCACCGTGTCGCCGTCGGCGAACTCGCGGAGACTGCCGTAGCCGTTGCCGTCGGCCTGGAGTTTCGTCGGGCGTACATCAGCCATTGAAAAGCACCTGTAGGTTGAGAGTTGCGCCGCCTGCGGTATAGGCCGGCAGTTGGCCGTCAGGGTTCATCGTGAGCCGAAGCATCGAGCCATCGGCGAGATACCCAGGAACAGCCGCGGGGATGCGGACGTTCATCGGATAGGCCACCACCACCCCAGCGCCGTTGGTCACGAACTGGTCGTATCCGGTGCTGCGCCGGACGAAGTAGATCGCGTTCGGCTCCAGCGCGGCAGGCAGTTGCGCGACGACCTTGTGGGTCTGGAGGACGGCCATTTACCAGGCCGCCCCGTTCCACTCCGCCGGAATCGGCTGCCCGCCGAACCGAACCAGGCCGCCATCCTCGCTGAACTTGTCCAGCGTCGACTTGTTCGCGTGCGTGTGCGCTTGGGAAACGGCAGTGTCGATCTGCGCCGGCGTCGACGTCGGGCGCCCGTTGATCGCGTCCCAGTTGATCTCGACGTCCATCGACTCATACTCGGCCACTTTCAGCCATGCGCTGGTCGCCGGGTTCCATGCGTACAGCGCAGCGCCGGATTCGACTGTCGGGTCAGCGCTCGCATCCTGAACCAGGACGAAGATTGCACCCTCAGGCTCCAGGGCATCGCGTGCAGCGATATCGGCTACGAACAGGATCGGCGCGCCGGTGCCGGGCAGGCTGGCCAGCGCCTCGTTTATCAGCGCGTTGATCATCGCGCTGTTGCCGATCGAGCGCGCCACTCCCGCGCCGTTGGTCAGGTAGGACTCCGAGTAGCTGCCGTTCTCGACGAAGTAGAAACTGTCCGGCTGCAGTGTGCCCGGCAGCGTCGCAACCTTGAAAAATTGAATCTGGGCCATTTCATCACCAATCAGTCGCGCCCCATTGGGCACCGTCTACGCCATCCCTTCCGGGAGGCCCCTGGTCGCCCGCAACAACCACAAGCACATCGGCCGGCGGCGTCACGGTGACCGCGTATTCATGCATCTCGCTGAGCACAAGCGGCTCGCAATCAACCTCGATCGCCAGCGCCCAGGGCTCGGCGGCGTCATCCATCGCATCCTCCCCCACGGCTCACACTGATCGGCCCGCTGTAGTAGCGATGGACCGTTCCATCCGAGTAGGCCACGTCCACGTCGTAGACCGCCGCCGACCATTCCAGCGCCGCGGTAGCCGATGCCGATATCTCGCGCGAGATCGTTCCGGCGCCGGCTAGTTCCAGACCGGAGCCGAGCGCCAGCGTCATCAGCACAGTCCCGCCTGGCGCATCGCGGATCTGCATCCGTACCTCGGCGCCAGCCAGGTCAACAGGTGGCTGGTAGATCAGTTGCCCGCCCACAGGCGCCAGCCCAACGGCTGACAGCAGGTTGATCTCGATCGTGTCGTCGTCAATGGACGCGACCCGGTGAGGCAGTTGCCGAAGTCGAGCGCGGTTCAGCTCGGGCATGCCCTGGACACCATCGATCCAGGCCAGCCACGTGCCAGGCAATCCGTGACCAGGGATGGTCAGCCGGACGGGAGCGGTCGGCGCGATCTGAGTGATCGGCCGGTAGACCAGGCTCGGTTGCATGATCCGCATCGTGTCGCGGAACGTCGCCCCGCGCTCCACGCGCAGGGGTACACAGGCCGGCGTCATGCGGCGTCTCCTTGAAGTAGTAGGAGGGGCTAAACCCAACTGGTCAGGTACTGGATGCACTCCGGGCCGCGAGAGAGCTCTCCGGTGATCGGGTTGCAACTAGCTCGCACCCAGCGGTCGGCTGGCTCCCAGAAAAATCCGCGCCGGTACTCATGCGCGGGCTTACTCTTGGTCAGGGTGTCGGTAACCGTTCCAGAGGTCACGCCGCCGAGGCGCACAGCCGGCCCCTGGCGAACGCTGACGGTTGTTGTGGTCTGCCCCTCTGGATAGTCGAACGGATCGCGGATGTGGCAGATGGCTGCGCTGTTGTTGCTCAACGCGGCGAGCCACACTTGGTGCTGGTCTTGGTTGGCCAGCATGTTCTCGTCATTCACCAGCCACTGATAGGTCGCAACGGTGTTGACGATATGCATGCCCGGGGGGAATGTCGTCGTCGGCGGGGTGACCACCGGTCCACCCGTATGGTCTGGGTCGGTATAGGTCGTGACGTCATCCGGCTCCCCCGTACACTTCACCGTCCGCGTGATCTGCAGTCCTGTCCCTGGGATGTAGATCGCCTCGAACTGCTCTGTCAGTACAGTGCTGTCGACAACTGATCCGGAGCCGCTCAACAGCGCAACCTCGCTGCTTCGCTCCGTCGCTGTTCTTGTCGTCACGCCGGGCTCGTTGCGGTACTCCTTAAGTGCATAGTGGCGTCGGTTGTAGCGCGCGGTCTGGATGTTTCCCTGGGCGTCATACCAGGCGGTCAGCAACCCGGAGGTCTGGTTCCATTCCTCTCGATAGAGCGTGGTTTCGATGGGATCGCCCGGCTGACTGCTCTCGTCGGTCACCTGATGAACCGGATTACCGAGCGCGGCCTGGCGATTCTCGATCACGTCTATTGTGACCGTCTGACTGTGATCCGCCTCTGGATCTCGGATATCCGGGGCAATGGTCACCTCGACGAGACCATACAACCCCTGAGGGGCTCCAGACGGGGACGAACCGCTGACCACCGACGTTCCGGGCGGTGGGTCAATCTGCCGCATCCCGTCACCCTGTGTCACCACCACCCCCAGCAGCAACCGATTTCGGTAGACCCCGAGCAGCTTCAGGTAGTCAAGCTTGACGTTTTCACCAAAAAACCAGTAGTCGAAGTTGCTCCCGAGCAGATCTTTTACCGCACACTCCGGCTGTCCTGCGCCCTGTCCAACATCCTCAGGCGTTATCTTCTTCCGAAGGGCGTGAATAGTTCCGCCCTTTGTCCAAAAATCGAGGTAGTAGCTGCCCTGCTCCACATTGAGGTAGATATCCACATACAGCGGGCGCCGCGGCTCCTCGTCGCTAGACCACCAGAGGGGGAGCCCCCTGAATGGGGCGTCGCCTGTATAGGACTGCCCTTCGGCCGAGGTCGTCGCGCCGCCGTAGTACAACTGATAGTCGTAGTTGCCTCCGCCTCGGAGGATCGTTCGCCCCCACCACTTCCCGCCCTGCTCCTCGACCTGCGGGTCGCCCTGGTCCGGTAGGCCCATGTCGAACAGATGCGTGTGATTCATCGGCCAGTTGCCGTAGTACGCGATCGCTGGGCGCGTCGCCCCGTTCGGCAGGGTGACGTAGCCGGCCAGATCATTGTTCGGCTGGCGGATCTTTCCGTGCCACGGCCAGCCCATGCGAACGACCTCGCCGTCCCAGGGCATCAGTTGATTCATGCCTTGAACTCCATGCGGCCAATATTCGAGCCGCCATCCTGCATCTCGAAGCTGGTGACGCGCTTGAACACAACGACGACCAGGCCATCGGTGCTCACGATCTCCTCGTCGGCCACCGTGCGCTTCGACTTGTCGGTCTCGGCCAGGGGCCAGGACACACCGCCCCCGCCGATCTGCTTGCCGGCGGGGTTGTAGTCGGCCCTGCCGCGCGCAGCATCCAGGGCGCCGCGCGGGCCGATCTTGCGCAGGGCGCGTGCCTGACGCTCCGGCTCGATCAGCCGGTTGAGCGCCGCGGTTAGGCCCTGGTCACCGCGGCGCTCCGCTTCAACCCGTTGTCCGCCGGCGCGTCGGATCGCTTCGTTCCTCGCGCCGAGGCCGCGGCGCTCGTCTGATAGAGCCATGCGCTATCTCCTACGCGTTCGGCACATCGCTGAACACAAGAATCGACAGGGTTAGCTCGTCAGCATCGAAATAGACGCGCGCCCACACTTCGCCGTTGAGGTCATTTGCATTGATCAAGAAGCCATACGACTCCTGAACAGCCCACTGCCTGGTTGTGCCAACGATCGACATCCCTCCGTGCAATTCGCCGGATGTAACTCTGATCTGCAGTTGCTGCCCGCTCGGACCCGCAGTCCTGACATTCAGGTCGAACTGTCGGGATGTGCTGGGATCGATTCCAATTGCTGCAGTGCCGAGCTCGGGAATTGCGAACAGACGGGCCTCAACAAATGAGTGTTGAGGCTCGAGAAGGAACTGGCCATCGGTATTGACATGCAGCACCTCGCTCGGAGCACTGCCACCGCCACTACCCAGCTTCACCCAATCGGCACCGCTCGCGGTGCCCTTCGCCATGTATAGCGCGCCGTTGTTCGTGTTCACGTAGTGAGCACCGATGCTGGGCGGCGGATCGAGCGGTTCTCCGGCACCGGACAGGACGTGCGTAACAGTTGCCATCAGTTGTTCTCCATGATCATCAGGTTGTTGCCGGCGGCGTCGACCAGCGTTGCTCCGGCTTCGTCGACCAAGGTGCCTTCAGATGGGTCGGACTCCAGCGCCTGGATACGGGCCTGGAGCATCATGAGGTCGCCGGCCGTTACTGCGGCGTAGATCGCCGTTCCCGCCGGCCAATTGCCGCCGGTGGTTCCTTCCTGGGCGCGCTCGATTGTCACCACCCCGCCGGCACGCGCGGTTGCTTTCACGATCTCATGCTGCGCGCCGGCGTCATCCGACAGCGTCAACAGCACCCAGCTACCGACGGAGAGAGGTAGCAGCGCGGCGGCGGCATCCGGAACCGTCAGGCTAGTTGCGCCAGGCGCCAAGCCGACGCTCAGCGTCGTCGTCCAGTTGTTGATCCAGGCTCTCGCCATCGCTACATCTCCAGTACGTCATCAGGTACAGCTACCCGGTAAGTGGCTGCGATCTCCGGCGCATGTTCGTCCCGGTAGGTCTCCGGAATATCGTTTGCAGTCAACGAGAAGCGCCGCGGGAACAGTTCGGCGCCGGGATCGCGATTGCTCCAGTTGCCCGAGAAACCATCCGCCTCATCGTCATACGCCGGACTTCCGTTGCGACCTCCGAGCTGCGTCGTAAGTTGGCCACCGCCCGACGGTGGGCTGGCGGGATCGGACGAGCCAGCCGGCGGAACAAGGGGATCTGCTGCGCCAGCGCCGCCTCGCATCACCGCGATAGAGATCGTGGTCAGGGCGCTTCCGGATGCGAGGTCGAGCCGGTCGACAATGCGCCGACACTTGCCCACCGCACGCGCGCCCTGATCATCGAGGCGGAGCGTATGCACCAGGTCGATCGGTAAAACCATGCTGGTAGGCACGTCCCACGTCACAGTCGTCCCACGGTGCGCTGCGATGAGCGTCGTTGCTCCCTGAGCGAGCAGGCAGTTCAGCGCGGACAAACGCCGGTTGCCATCCTTCTCGTCGTCGTGGCCGGTGCTGCCGCCGGTGATCGGCTCGCTTTCCCAGCGCTCGGCCCTGTCCGACTCGATCTCGAACGAGGCACGCTGCCGACCGACAATCGGGCCGGTCGCCGCCACGCTCGGCTGAACCTCCATGACCAGCCGGTAGCGCTCGGTGACGGCTTGCGTCCAGCGCCTCCCAGCGATCCAGTTTCCGCCCAACAGCAGGTCGGTGAAACTATTGACCCAGGCCGCTGGCGGATTGCAGTAGACCCCGGTTGGCGGCAGTGGATACCAGGTGGCATAGAACAACGTCTGACCACTGCTTTCGGTCGCCGAGGTGATCATCTCGACATCAGGTAACTCGGTGTCATCGCCGCGCCAGTTGCAAAACCCTGCCTCGCCGACCGCGCTCCCCGTGCCGGGGTGCTGCCAACCATACGAGGCGTTGAGCTGCCAGAGCCGGCTGAATCGGTAGTCGCACTCGATCTCGATCCTGTTCGTCTGCGAGCTCAGGTCGGCCAGCTCGACTGCAAGCGTTCCGTACACCGTAGAGCCTGGGCCGAACTCGAAGGCAGGCGCCACAGCAAGCCATGATGTGACGCGGAGAGCACCATATGGCGAGCAGTCCAAGCTCCCGGTGACGCTGGTCAAACGCTCCTGGGCGTAGTCCCACCGCGAGCGTCCATCGACCGGCTCGAACACATCTGCGGACCAGGCGCCGCCGACCAGGGCGTCGACGGCCGCAATCTCCATGGCCTCTACACGCTGCTGCAACTGGTCCGTGCAACTGACGTCCAGGACGCGCCGAACAGGATTCCAGGCTGGCTGTGTAACTCTCCCCGTAAACCGTCGCCCCTGACTCAGTTCACCCGCGGTCTCCGTTGCGTAGTCGATGGTTACGGTTCGACCGATCCAGTCCGTAGGGACAACAGGTCCGTCGCCGAGATAGATCGAAAAGGACGCGACGCCAGCCGCCCCCTCTTCACGATCGACCTCGATCTCCCCGGTCAGGAGCGGCGTAACGTCGTCATCGCCAACGCGCACGATTGGGCGCCATGTGAAAGCGTAGCCAGGGATGATCGGCTCAGGACCAGGCACAGCGGAGTGAGCGGCCGAGTTCAGCTCAGCGCTATTGAGCGGTCCACCGTTAAGCATCAGATTTCCTCAGCGACAATTTGCCAGGTCCGGCTGTTGTTCGAAGAATCAAGCGCTTCAGGAGGGATGGATGCGAAGACGTGGAACAGCGGCCACCACTCGACGCGGTAGAGTTGCGCGCCTGGGATCTCCGACACAGTTACCACCTGGCCGACGGACGACACGTCCGTTCTGACCCACTCACGACCGACCAGCGCCAGCCCCCACGGACTGGCATCGGGGCGAACCTCTCCAGGGATTGTGAATACTCGGTCGACGGCAGTGCGGCCGGAAATGCCAAGCGACGCATTGCATCGCAGCTCCAACGGGTTGTCGAAGTCGAGTCCAAGCATCCCCGTGCCGATCCATCCTGAACCGCTGATGGTGATCGCTGTCTTGCGCCAGTGCGTCATCTGTACTGCCGCACCTCCGCTGAGCCTCAATCGCTCGACGCCGCCATCTACAGCTTGGTACTGACACTGAGGGGCGCCGCCGTGTATCACGATCGGTACGCCCCCCAGCATCACGTTCGGAATGATCATTCCCAACTCCATAAAAAAGCCCGCGCTAGGCGGGCTCGGTCATTTTGGGCGTGTCCGCCCGAACTTCGAGGCGGCCTTGCGTATATCTCGGAGCGTGTCGTGTGTCCCGAAAACGGTGAAACCGGCATCGTCTCCGCCCAGGTTGAGGGTCAGCGAACCCAGGTTTTGCATGGCGGCCGGCGGACTCGCCTGCTGAAGCGCCGCGGTCGGAATCTCGGGTATCTCGGGGAGAGTTCGTTGATACCTCTGCGACATCTGCAGCGACTGCACCGCGTTGAAGATGCGCTCTCCTCCGCGCATCATCATCAACTCCGGCCCACGCTCCCCAACCCAAGCCATGCCAGGGGGAGCGCTCTGCGTACCAGTGGCAAACCCGGGTATCTTGGGGGTGATGCTGGGCACGCCCGGCAAGCCCATCTCCGGAGGCGGAACCAGCGTGATAGGTATCACGAGCTGCTCAGCCAGTCCGGCGGCGATGTCGGCGACCTGCTGCTTCAAGGTCTCCGCGCTTTCGAAGTCCATTCCGAACGATACCTCGACGTTTTGCACAGCCGCGATGCGCTCCTCGAGGTCGGCCAGGTTCAGGCGGTTGACGTCATCCGCAGCCTTGGCATTACCAGCCTCGACCTCTGCGGCCTTGTTGGCGATGCGCTCCACCTCCTTGGCCACGCCTTCGAAGCCGTAGCTGTTCGCGCCAGCGTCCTTCAGTTGCTGAAGGATCTGAAGCGCGCGGCGCGCCTCCTCGATCGCCTTTTGGTTGTTGCCAGCGGTCAGGGCGTTGCGAGCCGAGGCCTGGGCCGCAGTGGCATCACCGAAGGTCTGCGTTCCGGAGGTGGGCGTCGCCTGGATGCCCTTCACCAGATCGGCAAACTCCTTGCGGACATCTGCCTGGCGCGAAAGCGCGTCGTTGAGGTTCTTGGTGGACTGCTCAAGGAGGGCCTTGGTCCGCACAACCTCAGATTGGAGGTCGGCGACATTCTGATCCCGAGCCCGCTTCAGAGCATCGTTCTGTCGCTTCACGATCTGCTCTTGGCGCGCCTTCTCGGCGGCGAGGGTGGCTGTGAGGCTGCCCTCCCCCTTTTTCACCAGCGTATTCGCCGTGTTGATGTTCTTGGCAACATCGTTCAACTGGTTCGCAACCCAGTCGACGACGCCTGTTTCCTTCGCGCGACGTCCCCAGTATTTCTGGGTTTCGGAAAAGATCCGGTTCAGCCCCGCACCAATCTCCGGGGCAAATGACGCCATCTCCTCGCGGAGCTTCGGCAGTTCCTTCCGCAGCGCGATAACGATCTGCTCCGAGGTGAGCTCACCGGCGGCAGCCATCTCGCGAAGCCGGCCGACAGTCACCCCGAAGGAGTCCGCCAGGGCGCCAGCAATGCGATCCGAGGACTCCAGAACGGTATTGAACTCTTCGCCCCGCAGAACACCACTGGCGATGGCCTGGGAGAACTGGGTAATGACCGAGGCCGACTCCTCGGCAGATGCCCCACCGATTTTCAGGCCGAGCGACACCGCCTCTACGGTTTCGAGGGCGGCTCGCTGATCCATGCCCGCATCCCGAAGCGGGCGCTGCAACCGCGAATAAAGGCCGATGAGGTCGCCGACATCGCCCTGGACATCATCAGCGATACGGTCGAGTTCGATCTGCGCGGTGTTGAACTCTTCCTGCGAGCGGGTTGCCAGGCGAAGCCTGGAATCAAGCCGGCCAACAGTGTCGGCCCCGTTCGCAAGCTTCGCCGTTGCAGCGCCTACCGCGGCGGCGAGACCTGCAACCGCCAGTGCCGGGCCGCTCCCGCGGAGAGAGCCGATGCTCGACAGCCGCGAGCCGGCACCAAGCGAGTTGAGTTCGCTCTTGGTCTCCGCGATCTGCTTCTTGAGCGCCCGCTGCGCAACGGCAAGCTCCCTTGTGGATAGCGTTCCGCTGGACCGAAGCAAGCGATATTGCTGGTTCAACTGCCCGATGGCAGCCTGCAGTTCGCGCACCCTGGCTACTCCCAGGGTGCTACGCGCTTGCTCCAAGTTGTAGCGGCGCTGCTCGATCGCGCTCTGCTTGATCGCTGCGGCCTGTTGCCGGAGGCTGGTGGTGGCCGCATCATTCCGGCCAGCCTGGAGGTTTCGATCCAGCTCCCGCTGGAGCCGCTGCCGTTCGGATGTCAGGCTCCTCGTATCCAGCCCGGCCTGCTTCAACTCCCGGCGCATCGCGGAAAGCCGAGCTATCTGGACCGTCTCTGCCCGCTCCAGGCTTCGCAAGTCCGAAATGGAGTCCCGGTAAGCCTGCTGCAATTCGCGGCTCGGCCTGATCGTCGATGCCAGTTCGTTGCCGAGCGTGCGGATCTGCTCGCGCGCCGAGCGCGCCTGGCGTTGCGTGTCCTCAAGGGTGCTTTCGAGAGCAGTGAAATCGTTTAAACGCTTGAGAGGTTGCGCGACTTGCCTGACCAGTTCGGCATATTCCTTGCGGAAACCTGACACCTCGCGCAGCGCATCATCGAGGTCAGCAGTCAGCCGGATCTTTACGTCAGCCATTTCATTCAGCCTTCAGCGCGGTCAAGAACAGCGACCAGGGATATTCAAGGACTTGGTGATGCCCAAGCCTCACCAGAACGCAAATGGCGCGCTCCAAACTCCTCAAGGCTTGTCGCGGAGTTTCGTGAGACGGCCCAGCATTCCGAAAAAATGCGGGTTCACCTCTTTGCATGCATCCAGCAACTTGGCGAGTTGGCTCGGCCGGAGATCGTTAATTTGGCTCTCCGTAACCGATGTCATCAGGCAAAGATCGGACAGCCTGATATCTTCGAAGAGGACATTGCTGACGAGGTCTTGATCACTGACCTCCTGCATTAGCTTCCGAACATCCGAAACACTCAGTTCGCGGACGATCACTTCCACCTCGCCAACTTTCACAACCTTGCTTGCGGTCATCTCGGACATTTCAATCCTCCAGAAAGCACAAACCCCGCCGAAGCGGGGCTGGTTAGAATTTTGGGGTCAGTTCTTATGGCCCGACTGATAGGAGCCTCGCACACATCCATCTCGGTCAAAAGAAACCGTAGTCTGGTCAACATACTTGTCATTCCAGTAGGTGACAGCACCCGCGCCGGCGGTACTGCCGTTGCGGTTCACCTTCCCGTAGATGCTTTCCACATCCTCCCTGGACATTCCAGGGACGACCTTGCCCTGGACCTTGGCCTTGCGAAGGTCACGCTCAGACAACCCTGTGGAACACGTAGGGCTTGGCGACGAACCACCGACGACGGTCACTCCGCTGCCGCCCTGATGGCTACCTCTATAGGTACGGCCTGATGGCTGCTTGGGCTTAGCCATGACAGCCGAAGCACCTGACCCGCTTGGACGCTGGTTGGTGGCGGAGACCACATCGTCCAGGGATTGGTTTTCTGGGCAATTCTGCTGGGTAAAAGTGACTTTTCCGTCAGGGCCGACACACTTGAAGACCGTCGCCGCATGGACAGAACTGACCGCAAGAAGCAAAGCGAGAACGGGGAAAATCCGTTTCATAGCGACTCTCCATAGGAACTGCTTCACACTCTAGCACCGCCGCGCCAACACCAAAACCCAGGGCCTAGTTGGGTTTTGATAGCCCAAATGTCAGATCGGAGTCAGGGATTGCTCGCCCGGCGTCCCTGCCGGGCATGAATGGCGTCACACCGTCGCCAGTTCCTTCTTGATGTTGAAATACTTCGACTTTCCAGCGCCGACCTTAGTCGGGTCCATCAGCACCTTGGCAGTGGCCTCGGCAGCGAGGAAGTCTTCGGTATTGAGCCAGTCCTGTTGGCTCGACGGGTTCAGGCGGCACCGGAAATAGCGCGCCTGGATACGGCGCTGGGTACCGGCTGCGTTCTCACCCTCGAAGAGGCATTCGAACGTCTTGCCGCTGTTGGTCAGCGCTTCGATCACATCAACGGTGGCGGACTTGTAAGTCACCTTGATCGGCGTGGCCGCAGAGATCGCACCCCCTTCAACGATTTCGATACCGGCGCCGGTCATGTTCCAGTCGTCGAACTCTTCGTAGGTCGTGGTGCCGTCATCACTCTTCACGCTGGTGATCTCCAGCGGCATGAAGTCGAGCGCGATCGTGCCTCCTGGAACGGCGGTGTGCGCTTCGTCGGTGTGGGTGGCAGAAGGAACATTGGTGGCGTCCCCCCACACCAAGGCAGCCAGGATGCTGGTCTTGAGCTCGCGGAAGTTGATCGACAAACCGACCGAAGTGATGCGCGAAACGGCATCGTACTCACCGCCCTGCGGGGTGGTGGTATCCGGCAAAGTGATCTCGTTGGTCTCGATGGTCTGCTGGATAGTGGACACCAGGCCAGCGAACTGGAAGGGGGTGGTAGCGCCGGACTCGCGGATCTTGAAGGGTCCGCCGATCACATACGTCTCTTTCTCGATAGCCATATCAGGCCTCCTTCTTGATCACGCCTTCGCGGCGCAGGAATTCAACCTGGTCAGGGCTGACGTTGATCTTGTCGCCGGCCGCCTTCTCCTTGCCCTGGTGCCAATGCACCTTGGCCAGGGTGACCTCGACGGCCTTGTTCAGCGCAGCCGGCGGCGCGGCGTCGACCGCGGCCGGCACCTGGGGATCGCTCTTCATGGGTTACGCCTCGATGATGGTTTTCAGATAGACAGGGATTCGAATCACAGCAGCGGCCACTCCATCACCCGGCGGGTACGGCTCAGGCGCCCCCAACGTCAGCCCGGTAATGCCGCGCTCTCGGGGCAGCCAACGCAGGAAATGCCCCTTGGGGGCAGGCATCAGGCACGCCAGAAGATCTAGCTGCAGGTCCTCCAGAGCCTCCGCATAGTGGTCATACCCGCCGCGCACCGCGCCTACCACGTCGAAGCCGCGATGAAAGCGAACGCCAGCGTCGAGATGCTCCGGCGGCTGCTCCTTGCCCGGCTGAACGACGATCAGCGGAAAGCCCTCATGCCGCTCCTTGACCAGCTCGTTAAACCACCCAGAGAGCACGCGAGTGCCCGCGTCCGTCCGGTATCCCTGGTTTGGCGTGATGGTTTGCAAGCGCGCCAGCAAGGCCAAGCGGCCGATCGTGAGCACGTTCGGCTTCATGCTTCCTCCTCGATCGTTGCTGCCGTCAGCAACCAACCGTCGTTCGCAATGAGCTTTTCGACGAGATAGCGCGACGACCCGATAACGAAGAGGTCGCCACGCGATGCCGTGGGAACATCCTTCGCCAGCCAACTGATCCCAACCTTGTCCGTGATGAAAACCCCATCAGGCCCGTCGTAACTGAGGTTTCGATCGACCTGCAGAGGTATCCCCTTGATCGGGGGGCGACCGATGCCGCGGAACTCGCCCACGGCATCAGATAACCGCTCTTGCCCACGCTCGTGGAGCCGTTGGATCAGCCGGCCAAAACGGCCCGGCGCGCTCATTGTTGGATCAGCATCGCCGACGCGAAGCCGTCAACGGTGGGCTCGGTGATCTTGCCGAACGCCACCGAGTCGGCAGTGGCAGCAGCTACCAGCTCCCCATCGAGCACGCTGCACTTGGCACCCTGGGTCAGGCCAGCGGCAGCAGGCAGGCTCCAGACGCCGCCAGTTTTTCCGGCGAACGGCTCGCCCGCGGCGGCATCTACCAGCGGCACCACCACCAGGTCTCCGATCACCGCAGGTACGCCGGACTGAACGCCGCCAGCGGGCGCAATGAGAGTCAGGACGTTGCCGTCCTCCACATAGTTCTTCGCCATGGTTGATTCTCCTAATGGCAGAAACAGAAAGCCCCGCTAGGTGCGGGGCTCGGGAGTTGGCGCCGATCAGGCACCGTTGGATTTCTGCAGCCCGCGGAAGTCCAGCGGCGCCACGCCAGCGTCGATGCGCACCTTGCTGGCCACGCCGTCGACAGTGAAGCCTTCCTGTTGCTCCAGGTACGGGGTATCGACGCCGTCCAGGTAGGCCACTTCGATGGTGTCAGAGCCTTTCTTGGCAGCCATGTACCAGGCGGTCGCCGAGGCATCGTCCAGGCGCGGCTCGCCGATCACCTGCGCGAATGCGCGAATCGGGTTAACGATGCCGCTATTGACGTCGGCGCCCGGCACGGACTCGGAGTTGATGATCTGGTTGGCCTTGTCCTCGAGTGCCACCGGAGTCAGAACGAAGCCCGGACGGATGTTCAGGGTGCGCCCCTTGCCCTTCTCTACCTGGGCTTTCTGGGTGGCCATCTGGGTCTTGGCCTTGCTCAGGCTGTCGATGGAAAGCGCCGAAGCCGCGCCAGTGAGCAGGTTGCTGTGGTCGGCATGGAACAGGGCCTTGCCATCGCTCATCGCCGGGTTACCGGTCAGAACCGCATAGACCAGGTCGCCGATGGTGGCCTTGGCCGCCTGGCCCAGCTTGAACGGGATATCCGAGAGCATCTGCAGGTCGTCGTTGATGATCGCCTGACGGGTGATGCTGTACAGCTCTCCGTAGGTAGCCAGGATGATCTGCTCGCCTCGCTCGCCAAGGGTGACGTACTTGTACTCGGCGCCCTCACGCACCTGACGCAGCGAGGAAAACTCGCCCAGCCCGACGCGGCGCGCCGGCTTGAAGTCAGTGAGAATGCCGGGCTTGGTCCACAGCGGGAAGGTTTCTTCGGCCTCTTCCCAGCCCGCCAGCACCGACTTGTTGGCGACGTCCAGAAGGATCAGGCCGAAGTCGCTGGAAGTGTGGGTGAAGGCCAAGCCGACCATTTGCGGGGCGTTGAGCGAGGCCACGCCGATCCCGCGATCGACCAGCGAGGCACGGGCCAGTTCGCGGAGCGTCATGCCGTTGTAGGCGTTATCGGCCTGGCGCTCGCCGCGACCGATGCGGGCCAGCACGCTCGCGCGCACCGAGTCGCCCACCAGGTTGCCGTTGCCGGCATGGATGTGGGCGCCAGCGCCAGGGGTGGCGGCCGGCTTGGTATCGGCGCCAATGGCAGCCAGCAGCTTCTCGCGTGCCTGGTCGACGGTGATGGTCATGTCGTTCAGGCAGGTGGCGAGCAGTTCGGCGTGGCCGCTGGCAAACGCGCCGAAGGCAGCAGTGATTGCACTGCGGCGACCAGATTCCTCGGCGAGGATGCGGGCGCGAATATCGGCCTCGGTTGGGGCGGCGGCCACGGGAGCCGCCGGCGCGGCCGGTGCCGGAGTCGGCGCGGCGGGGGTCTGGGCGCGCGGGGCCAGTAGAGTTTTCAGAGCTTCGGGCATGTGGGCGAACTCCTGCATGCGTTTGGAGGAAAGGTGAGCGGCCGCTTGCAGCGGCTCAGTGAGCTGGTCGGCGAAACCGGCAGCGACGGCCTCTCGGCCATTCATCCAGGTCTCCTCCTTGAGGAGCGCCTTGATGTCGTCGGCGGACTTCCCGGTCTTGTTGGCGTAGGCCATGACCAGGGTGTCCTCGACCTTGTCGAGCAGTTCGGCATAGCGGCGCATGTCGTCCGCATCGCCGCCCTGGATGCCCCAGGGCTTATGCACCATCATCATGGCGTTCTCGGGCATGTAGATGGTGTCGCCGGCCATGGCGATGACCGAGGCCATCGAGGCCGCCAAGCCATCGATGTACACGTCGACGCTGGCCGGGTGGTTGCGCAGCAGGTTATAGATCGCCGTCCCCTCGAAGACGTCGCCGCCCGGGGAGTGGATGTGCAGGTTGATCTTGGTCAGGTCGCCCATTGCCTTGAGGTCTCGAGCGAACTGCAGCGCGGTGATGCCCCAGACGCCGATCTCGTCGTACAACAGCACCTCGGCGACGCCGCGACCGGCAGCCTTAATGCTGTACCAGGACTCATGCGGGGCGTTGGCCTCAGTCAACGCCGCCGCCATCGGCAGCATCAGGATTTTATGGATCAGGGTTTGATGGCTGCCCATCGGCGCCTCCATTGTTGCTCTCGTTGGGGAAATCCGGCCCAGGCACGGGTAGGCCGGCACCGTATCTGTTGACGAGCTCGCGAGCCTCGTCGGCGGTAAGCATCTTCCCGACGCCCAGGTACACCTTCTGCACCGCCTCAACCGGGTCCATCCCGGACTTGACCAGTTGGTGGTAGGCATCCGAACTGAAGACCAGGCCGGCTGCCCGGTTCGCCTTGATCTCCGTCTCACGCGACTTCTTCAGCTCGCGCGGATCTCGACCACGAGCGCGGGCAACTTCCGCCTCATCGGCGAAGCCGGCCTTGACCAGCAACTCCCATGCGTTGGCCTCATGCATCGGGTTAATCCATGGCATGACCGGCCCCTGGTAGACCGCCGCGTAGAGAGTGCGGTGATCAACGTCGGCGGGCAGGCGCTCCTTCCGAGCCAACAGGTACATCTGCAGCCAGGACCGGTAGACAGGCCGGCACCAGTAGTCGATGAACTCGTGCTGCAACAGGTCGTAGCCCAGCCAGCCCTCGACCAGTTCCTGGCGCTGTGCCGAGTAGGTGCCGTCGTAGGCCCTGGACACCGAGGAGTAGGTGCTGCGAGTGCCAGCGCCGATCATCCGCAGTTGGCCGTTGCGGAAACCTTCAAGGAAGGGGTTCGGCCGGTTGCTCTCGATCATCCCGACGTCTTCACCTGGCTCGAGGTCGTCGAAGACCATGCCGGGGGCGATGGGGATCGTTCGGTTCTTCCGGTCCTTCCCGGGCTCCACCGTGTAGCTGTCGGGGTTGCCCTTCTTGATATACATCGCCAGGGCAGCACTGATGCGCGCCGCCACCCGCTCGCTCTCCTCGTAGTCCTTCAAGTCGGCAAGGCGGATCAGCACTGCGTGCAACATCGGCACGCCTCGGTTCTGGCCGATCCGCTTGCGGTAGGCGATGTGGATGATCCGTTCCGCTTCGACGCGCTTCACCGCCAGGCTGCCGCCCAGCGTCTGCAGGTTGCCGGGGTGATCCTTGAGCAGGTGATAGGCCCTTTTCCGGCGCCAGGTGTCACGCTCGATACCCTGGACAATGCCTTTCGACAGGTTGTTGTAGCTGAAGGGCAAGTAGTCGGGCTCCAGCAGCTCCAGGGCAAAAGGCACCGACGTGGCAAACGTGTAGTTCGGGACTCGTCCCATCAACTTCTGCGCCAAGCCCTCGCCATCGCGCAACCAAGTGCGGCACATCAGCCGCTCTACCTGGGGCCGCGTCAGCTCACCAGAGGTCTCCGGCGAGAGTGACCACTCGGCCCACGCACTGCGGATTTCCATGGCCAACTCGGCATGCACCGAGCCATCCAGGCGCAGCGGCAGCGGTTCCACGCCGATGCCACTACCGCCCACCACCCTCTCCTCGAGGCGATCGAGCAAGCCGGTAACCAGATCGTGATCTTCGTCCAGTTTCCGGCACTGCTCTCGCATGGAGACCGCAGACTTCTGTAGCGAGGTGTCGGCGCCCAGCGGTTGACGCTTGGCCTTGTGGGTTCGCCCTGGCCTGGCAGCCTCATACGCCTGGATTGCCTCGCGGGCGGCCAGGCGCCGAGCCACCAGGTCGGGGGCCCAGGGTTTCAGTAGACGATCGATCAGGTTCATCAGCAGAACTCCGCCAGCGCCGGGCCTGGTCGGCGACCGGCGGCGCGGTCCCGATCTGCCGCCGCGCGGCGCTCCCACTCCCGGCGTCCGGCGCGGATCTTCTCGATATCCTCCATGGTGTGGGTGCGTCCGTTGAAGATCACCGTCCGCCCTTCGAGCACGGCGGCCTCGGCCTCCAGGTATTTGTCGAGCATCTGCTGCGCTGTCAGAGCCATGGTCCGCTTCCAGTGTTGAGCCAGCCCCGAGAGGTGCTGGCATGGTTTTCGTTCGAGGGTTGCTGTTGGGCGACCTGCTCCGGCACGGGATCAACGCGCGCGCGCTCAAGTTGGTCGAGGTCGAGGCCGAAGCGCTGCTGGCTGATGCGCAGCGCGGCAAGGGCGTACACGAAGCAATCCAGCGCCTCATTGCGGCGCCCGCCGGAGTCCCATCGCAGGACGCGAACACCCTTCGCCATCACCGGTTTCTTCTTCTCGGCGGTGATCTGCTTCAGTTCGTCTTCGTCGCAGATATCGCTGTCGATCGGAAAGTGCACACAGCCGGGCGTCGGTTGCCACGGAATGGGCACATCAATGCGCAGGCGGCTGTAGATCAGCTCCTTCGCGTTATCGGTGCCCAGCTCGGTCTTGTAGACCTTGCGCTTGCGGCGCTTCGGGAAGTTGGCGATTGGCTTGCCGTATGTGCTGGCCCCGAAAGTCGGAACCACCCAGTGCACACCATGCTTGATGCTCTCGGCCTCTACCTCATCGGCATAGTGGCCGCCGGCATCCCAGCACCAACGCTCGACACGCATTGGAACGCCGTCAGCCCGAGTGAACTGCCGGTGAATTTCCAAGCCGACCTTACGCCGCAACTCCTCACTGGCCGGATCGCCGGTCAGAATGAAACGGTGAACAAGCCATGCCTCCTCGCCAAGACCGAAAGCCCAAACGCGGCCCTCGTAGCGGTCGTCCTGGGTGTCGATTCCACCCATCAGGACAAGCGCTTGCGGCGGCACCTTCGGGTAGTTCTCGCGGCGAGCGTAAAGCGTCTGCCACTCCACGCGGTCGCCCTGCTCCTCTTCCCACACCTCGCCGCGCGTGGTGTTGATGAAGGTGATCAGCTTCTCGCGGTCGCCCTTGACCTTGAGCCACTCGTCAACCAACGACACCCAGGTCGTCCAGGTGCTGTAGATCGCCCAGCAGTAGAAGCTGACCGAGCGCGGCGTGCGGATCGGCTCGTTGTCTGGGCCGAACCAGTCGATGCTGTCGCGCGTCCAGATGCCGGTCTCGTCGCAGATCCAGCGGCCTTTAGCCTGGGCCACCACCATGTCGCGGTGTTCAAAACAGGCTGCACAGTGCTCGCAGACGTACCAGGCGCGCTCGGCCTCACCCAGCTCGTTCTTTTCCCACTTCAGGCCGAACTCACAATCCTTTCCGCCAAACTTCAGGTGCTGCTCCCGCTGACAGTGAGGGCAAGCAATATGCAGGCGCAGCCGGTGCGGAGACTCTTCCGCCGCCTTAGTGATCTGGCAACTGCCAGCGACCCCAGGCGTAGACCCCCGGATAGACTTCGGGTAGACCGCACCGTCCAGGCGCTTGTCACCTAGGAATGTCGGCGAACCTTCGCCCTCGACGTCGGCGTCGAACTTCGACAGTTCGTCGTAGATCACCTCGTCGGGCGACTTCTCCCGGTAGTTCCGGGAGGCCTTGCCACCGCGGATCCAGAGGTTGCGGCGGTTCGCGAACACCTTGTTGTCCAAGGTGTTGTCGCTGTGCTTCCGACCGAACCAGGGCGCCAGTTCCAGCATGACCGGCACGTCGCGGATCAGGCCATTGACGTGGCTCTTGCTGATGTCCTCGGCGTCCGGGTCGGTCGGACTCCACATCATCACGTTGCGGCGCTTGTGCTGGATCTTGTAGCCGATGTTGGCCAGCAACAGCTTCGTATAACCGATCCGGGCCGACTTCACGAAGTTGACCACTCGAATCAGGTCGTTGCCCATCGCGTTCAGGATCGCGATCTGGAAGGGTGCAGTCTTCCAGCGGCCCTCGTTGTAAGAGGACTCGGCCGACATGTAGAAATGCTTGTCGGCCCACTCCACCGCCGTCATCGGCGGCTCTTTGAACATTCCCTGCAAACCCAGCTTGACCGCAGTGCGCAGATCACTGATCCAGGGTTGCAAGGTACTCATCAAGGATTCCCGGGATGTCGTCGCTGAACTCAGCGGAAAGGTTTCGCGCCAAGGCGATCTCCCGCTCGAAGGACTCCATCACCAAGGGATCAGCATCCGGGTGGCGGCGACTGACCGTTTTGCAGACGGTCTCCAGCGCCGAGCCAATCTTGGCGGCGATCTTCGCCAAGGCGAAAGTGGCGAACGGGACCGGGACCAGGAGCTTGTCCTGGACCTGGTTCTTCTGCTCTTGGGCGTAGGCCTGGGCCTTGGTGAGCCGGAGTCGCTCCTGTGTCAGCTTGGCTTCAGCGTAGGGATCGAGACCTTCCGGTAGCTCCCCCTCAGGTTGTTGTTTCCGAGCGGCGTGCTGGATGCGGTTTTCGACCACATCCGCCACCGTGTAGAAGGCCTCTCGACCTATTCGCTCGATTGGTTGAACGCCCCATTTATCAAAGGCTTGCGGAGAAATCCCGAGGCTCGCGGCCATCTCGGACTTGTTCAACCATCCGCGCTGTTTGGTTGTTTCGTTTTTGCTCATGACTAAACAACAACCAACCTCCGAAAAATGGTCATACATATTTGGCGCGCGGGGCTCGAATTACCCTCTGACGGGGGCACCTCCGGGAGGACCCGCCAAATTTTCAAACTTGTGCTGGACAACAAGAATTCGCACCACTTTGGTGCGCTCATCAGCGCCTCGCAGCGAACCGAGCAGCAACGCCGCGCATCGCCACCTCGAACTCACGCGGCAGGTTCTCGTCGGTGTACTGCTGCGCGATCTCAAAGAAGCTCAGCCGGCGGCGATACGAAGGGCGTGACACGAAGGCCATGATGATCGAGACGGCATCCCGGCCTCGGCCTGTGCGCTCAGCAATGCCTATAGGCTGGCCCTTGCGTGTCATGACGAAGTAGCGGCGAGCATTACCCTTCGCTCTGCTCCGTCTGCTATCAGTGGCGTTCGCGTTGTACCCGGCCTGAGTGAAGCCCCGAATACCGCTCAGCGCTCTGGTCACTTGACCTCGCCTGATGTTCCCGTAGCGATCAAGATCAGCACCGGCGCCGGGCACCACGTACTTACCTTCGGGCAGGATCCCCTTGGCCCTGAGCTGAAGCTCGGCCGGCTTGTTCCGACGCGGCCCACCGTAGACCTCGGGGGCAATCCACACCGATGCAGGCTGCGCACCGTCCGCTTCGTCCTTGAACCAAACCCGCGCTTCGAGCCGGTCTTTCCTGGCTGGCACCATGCGCAGGCTGTTCAGGGTGTACGGGGTCGGGCGGTCGAACACGACACGCATCTCATCGCGCAATCGATCCATCAGGCCTTGCGCGGTCCGCGTAAGCGCAGTGGCTGTCGCGTAAGGAATCTGCCGCTGCTCAAGCTCAGTCAGGTCGGCGAGCTGCTGCTGGAACCCTTCCGGCTTGATGCTGATCATCTTCGGCAATACCTCGGCAGGCCGGCGATATGCTTACGCAACGCCGCGATTATCAGTTCGCGTCGCTCGACTCCGGCTCGGAGATCAGAAACAACTTGTCCATCAGCGGCAGCAAGGACGGCTCTTCCTGCATCAGCGCTGCCGGTGGCTCCGGGAGCCTGGTGCACTCCGCCTGCGGGGCAGCGGGCTTTGACGTACACGACGCGAGCACCAGTGCCGATAGCATCGCGGCGCAATTGGTTTTCTTCATGGGAGGCCTGTAGTGCTGCTTGGTAGGTTCGGGCCAGGGCATCGGTCTGGACCTGCGCCTGGGTGTCGCGCTGGGCCTGCTGGGCCATGGCGGTGATCGTCTCAGCGGATTGCTCGACGGCGGCCTGCAGGTCATTACGCTGGGCGGTCACGTGATCGAGGCGCCAGAACACCAGCGCGGCTACCAGGGCGACCACCAACCATGGCCGCCAGGTCACGGATCGATCCTCCGACCAACCTTGAACATGAACGTCGGCTCTTGATCGAGCATCGAGTTGACGATGCCCTCGATGACCGAGAACAGGGAGACGACAAGTTCAAGCGGCGCCCACTTGGCGAACGCCAGCGGGCAATCGCTATCGACATCCCCCAGCCACATCGGAATGCCGTAATAGCTCCCATGGTGCGAGACGCCGATCTTTCGAGCTTCGGCTTTCGTCGTGAACCCGAGCATCATTCCCCCTTGAGCGCTGCGCGCGCCCATTCGAGACGCGCCACTCGATCCTCAGCACCGTTGCAGCCGCCGTTGATCTTCAGAGTGATCCGCTCGAATCTGCCTTGGTCAGCCAGGTCGTTTAAACCCCGCGACTTCCACCACCACCCCGAGGCGATAGCTGCCCAGGTCCGTTGCTCCAGCAACTCCGGTTGCGCTACCAATGGCAGCGCCAGGGCGCGGGCGGCTTCGGCGTAGTTGTCGTGGCCGGTGATCATGATCAGGCCGCGTCCCCGGTATCGATACCCATCGCCCGTATCCGGTGAGCCGTTGCCCATCCGGTTTGCGTAGACGCGGTTGGCGATGCGCTCGGGCTGGCGTGCGTACTGCTTCGCCTCGGCCGGCGTGAACCGCTTCGGCCACGTCTTGAGCAAGCCCTCGGCGGAGTAGCTCAGATTCTCCACCAGGCGCTTGAGGCTCTGGCTTTCGTGCCCGACCTGAGCCAGGAACATCGCCACCCGCTCAGCCGTGTTGATCTCGAACCGAGCCATGGCGCCATTGATGTGCTCGACCCAGGTCGATGCAGTAGCGGCGCCGCAGCCGGTAGCGCGGTCGAGTTGATCGTCGGTGATCTTCATCATCCCACCTTCCTTTCCGCCCAGCGCGCGCCCAGCTTTTGCACGGTGCTTACCCCGAGGACACCAACGAAGCCGGCGGCAAAAAACTGCCAGGCAGGACTCCAGCCAAACTCCTTGGCGGTGAGACCGACAACCATGACCAGCATCGCGCCAAGAGCGGCTTCGATCAGTTGCCGAACTATGCTCGGCTCCTTCCCCTCGTACTGGGTACGGAGCCAGGTAAGGATGAAGGCGAGCCCCATCGCCAGCCCTTGCTCGCGCAGCGCGAGCACTACCGTGGCCCAGAATGACGGGTCCTTCTCAGGCATTTTCATAGTCTCGATATCCCCTCGGCGGGGCGGAATGAAAAAGCCCAGCGCGAGGGCTGGGCAGGGAATGGGTGCAGGTACGGCCTTTCAAGGGGGCCGCGCGCCCCGCAGCGCTATGCGCCACCTGCAGAAACGAAAAAGCCCAGCACGATGGCTGGGCTCTTTATGACTCGGTACGCCCCCGAATCCAATCAGGTCCGGGCATGAGGAGTTTCAGGAATATTTTGATCGATGCTCCGAGCGATTTTACGGTGTTTGAACTTGTGAGCCCGACGAATGTTGTGCAGCAACGCTTCAGCGTCTGGAACCGAGTACACAACCTTGCTCACCATCATCGTCCCGCGCATGACGGCATAGATTGGGTAGCTTCCATCTATGGAGATTATCTCAGCCTCAGCAATCCAATAGCTGCTCACGCTACCTCCCAGTCGCTCTACCTCTGACTACTCGCCAAAGGTTAAAACCCGGCCGAAGCCGGGGGGGGCAAAAGGAGTGCTTTCAGTTCAAGCCGCTAGAAGGAGATGGGGACCACAAACCGGCGGCTTGAAGTGTTGGCAGCCCGATGATGGCAATTTGTCGCACCACGGACAACCCGTCAATTCCGGCCAGTTCATAAAAGCGGAACTGTGTCACCTATCTAACTAACCAGGTCACAGCCCTGACTAGAGGCCGAATTCTACGATAGGCGCAGGTGGATAGGGGCCACTACCCCTGTGCGCATCCTGCGCTCCACCTGCATTGATCGGTTATCGTCCTCGGACAGATTCCAGCATCGATCTCATCTCTTCGATGATCTCTAGGTGCACCGCGTCTGCCACTGCCTCAGCCTCTTCCTCGGAATACAAGAAATCGCTCCTCAGCGTCAGGCCATGCATAACCACAAAACAGGCCTCATGGCCGGCATCGCGTATAGACCAGGGAACCGCGTCCCCCTCGAGCTTCACAACCTTGATATCTGGACTTCTCATATGACCACCCCTCGGCTTCAAGATGGTCATTATCACAAGGGTGAAGGCCTTGTGGGTCGGTAACCCGTCACTTTGCTTACAGCCCGATGTGGCAGGTGAGACTGCCGTCTACCGAGTTTCGACCTTCGAATGAAAAAGCCCGGCGGGAGGGGCCGGCCGGGCTTCCCGCCTCTGTCGAGGAATAGCCCAGGTGGAAACCACGGCATCGGCGGGGGCCTGATGATGCCGCGCCAGGCTCGGCGGCGCAATAAAAAACCCGGCAGCAGGGCCGGGTTTCGGTGTCGATCTGGCTTAGCGCGCACGGATCAACAGATGTAGGTACGTTACGCTCAGTCGATCACAGACGTCAAGCTTCGTCTTGCGAGTTCGCGGCACGCCGATGATGGAAATAGAGATATAGGAGCCCGACTGGGGCAATGAAAACAGCAAAAGACCAGCATATTGCCATCGTCATTAGCTTAGCGACCAGTAGAAAGATAGCGGGCACATAAAAGACATTATCACCGAGCAGAAACCCCATGAAACTCTCATAAACAAACCGAGAGTATGGGTAGAGCCATGTACAGACCAGCGAGAGCACCAAAAGATCAACCTTTATCCCTTTCTGGCTAGAGATACTTAAAAAGACTATAGCCACTAGAAATAGCGATCCAAAGAACAACTGTCTGAAGTAGTATTTCGCCGACAGCCCCCCAAAGGTCATACGAAAGAAATTTTGCATATTGCGGTCCTTACTTTAGTGCCCTGATACTCACGCCGAAAGATTGGCGTATCTGCAAGAGGCCAGGAGCAGAGAACACACTCCGCTCCCAGCGACCTGGTCACGCTACTTCAACCAGCTTTTCACGATCAAGTATCTCAGTTACATGTACCAGCGCCCCCTCCTCGAAACGGTCAAGCTGTTTTCGAATGTCCCGGCGCCAGCGGTTTCGAGTTGAGTCCGGACGAGCATCTTCATCCCAGTTGTTCATGTCGTACCACTCCTTCGGGAGCATCAGGATAGCGGTTGACCGCTTTCCGTCCTTGCCCTTCATCATCGGGATGGCCCAGGTCGCTACAGCACGCTCCAGAAACCGAGAAGGGGCAGGTGAATGCACCCTGCCTACCAGTCGCTCGATTGCCTGGCCGCGCCGATCAAAGTGCGTCGAGTAGCGAGCATGCAGCACGTCCCACTCGGTCGGCGAAAGCTCCCGGTGCAACAAGGCGTGCAGGATGCAATCGAACTCGAACTGATCTTGGGCAGAAAGCAGCGCCCGAAACCCGCTGTCGACCTTTCGCTCGATAAGCCTCTGCCAACTCTGCTTCGCCGTATTGTCGATGGCATCAGCCGCCAGGACGCGAACGATCGCCGGCATCACGTCGCGGTAGACCCCAGTCATGCAGCCCCCTTCGGCGTGCCGTTCAGGCCGAACAGATCACGCAGCAGCGTTTCCACCGCTGCGCCCTTTGCGTTGCCGTCCTGCAGCCAGAGCCGGCCGTAGTCGTGAAAGCCCAGCGTGCCGCGGTCGCCGTGCCAGTTGGCGACCATCTGCAAGAGGGCGGACAGTGCCGCAGCACCACCGACCTTGACCTGCGCCAGTTCCTGGCCGGCCACCTTGAGAAACTCCCGCTCCAGCCTGGTCATGACCTTGCGGGGTGCCATCGGTTGTACGTTGCTCATGCCGCCTTCCCCTTTTTCTTGCCGTGCTTGTTGGCGAAGTAGGTACGCCCCATTTCAACCTCCTCTTGGCTCATTTCACGCGAGCCCGCGAAGTTGACGAATCGTCCATACATTCCCTGCTGCTGGAGCAGACACATGCCCGGTGGCGCGTGTCGGCACTTGGTCATCAGGATCTCCGTGATTCCGTTCTGGCCGGCCTCGCTGTCCATGTCCCGGTGGACCATCAGGATGCAACTGGCGTCGGCCTCGATCTCCCCCGAGTCGCGCAGGTCGCTCGACTGCGGGCGCTTGCCGGGGCGCTTGGTCGAGTCGCGGTTGAGCTGCGCCAGTTCAATGACCGGCACACCGAGTTCCTTGGCCAGGCGCAACAGCGCCTTGTTGGTCTTACCCACCTCCTCGCTGCGCGTGCGCCCTTTCGCCTCCGGTGGAATCAGGCCCAGGTAGTCGACGACGATGCCGGCCAAGCCGTGCTCACGCTTGACACGCCGCGCGGTGCTGCGGATCTGGCTGGCGGTCACGTTGGGATCGTCACAGATGAACAAGGGCGCCCCCTTGGCCTTGGCCACCGCAGATGTGATGCGCGGCCAGTCGTCGTCACCCAGTTGCTGCGGATCGTCCAAGCGCTTCAGGTCCACTCCCCCCAGCGAGGCGATGGAACGCACTCCCAACTCCTCCTCAGGCATTTCCAGGGAGAACACCAGCCAGGGCTCCCCTGCCTCGCAGGCGTTGTACTGAGCGATCTGCAGGGCAAGTGTGGTCTTGCCACTGCCGGGAAGGCCGGCGATAACGGTGAGCTTCCGAGGGCGGATGCCGCGAACCAGCTTGTCGAGATCGGCTAGGCCAGTGCCGGGCCACTGAGGCGCGCGGCCGTTGAACTTGTCATCGATAACGTCGACAGCCTTGAGCATCACCTCGTCGAGCCGCTTGTACTTCGGCGCCTCGTCATCGAGGTCGCGCAGGTCCGCCATCGCCTGCTGCGCTCTGGCGATGATCTCAGGCAACGGCCGGTCATCCGTGGCGGAAGCCTTCACCGACTCGGCCGTGTCGATCAAGCAGCGTAGGATGGACCGCTCCCGGACGTGCCGGACGTACGTCCTCCAGTTCGCCACCGAAGGCACATTGCGGGCAATGTTCCCGGCATAGGGAATGAGCTTCGCGCCGCTGGGCAGCACATCACGGACCACTCCCACGGTCACCGGATCGACGGGAATCCCTTCCTCGTAGCAATCCTTGATCGCCTGGAACAGCGCGGCGTTATCCTCGAAGTAGAAATCGGCGGCGGTCACGCTGGACAAGGCCTCGTCAACCAGCGCCTGATTCTGCTGGAGCGCGGACTGCAAGATAGCGCCGAGCACGCCGAACTCAGCCTCTTCGCTGTACAGCTCTCGGCTCACTCCAGAACCTCCCGGCGAGCGGAGCCCCAGGTGAAGCCAACAGCCTTGCCGCCGTTCTCGCGGAGACGATCCACCGCACGATCACCGATGTACTTGGCGACCTCCTGCGCGCTCATGTTCGAAACCACCACCGTAGGCCGCATCTCCCGATACCGGCGGTCAATCACCTCATGGAGCAGCCCCAATTCGTACTCGGTACCGCTCTGCGCGCCGAGCTCGTCGATCACCAACAGGTCGAAGCCCGCCAGCTCTTCGAGAGCGTCCCGTTCGGTGTACTTCGCCGCCCGGTTCATCGCCCCCTTAGCCACACGGATTATCTCCGACGCCGAGGTGATCACTGCTTGGGCCTGAAGGTTCCGTACGACGTACTGGACGATTGAGCACGCGAGATGGGTCTTGCCCGTCCCAAGGTTGCCCAGGAGCAAGAGGCAGCGGCCGTCCTGGAAGTTCTCCACGAATCGCTCGGCATACTCCCGGCATGCTTCCAGCACCGCCGCCTTCTCCGCCTTGCCGTCGGTGCGGTAAGTCTCGAAAGTGCTGGTCCGGTAGCGAGCGGGGATGCCAGAACCAACCAGCAACTCGTTGATCTTGCGTTGGGTTTTCTCAGCCAGGGCCACCGAAAACTCCTCGCTCCCCGGCTCGCGATTCACCCCATCCCAAACACACCGAGAGCAAGACCAGGTCAAGTAGCTACCATCAAACTGCTCCACCTGGATCGAGTGGTAGTCACCGTGAACCGGGCAGCGAAGAGAAGGGCTTTCTTCGCTCTTGCGGTTGGGTTTACGCCAGAAGTTAAAAATTTGCTCTGCCATCGTCGCGGTCCTGGTACATGTCGGGGGTGTGTTTGGGGAGGTTGGTGAAGCTCGATGCCGGGCCAGCATCAGGGGCTATCTCGTCTTCCCATCGTCGCCCGTTGAGCCAACTGGCCGGCAGCGGAACGAACTGGCCGTTGTCCTTCAGCCAATCACGCTGTCGGCAGTGCTTCGGAAGCGCCGCCATGATCACAGGGTGCAGAGCAGGGTCGATCTTCCGCCAAGCCTTCTCCGCCTTCGATCGATCCTTGTGCTTTGGGTAGGCCTGGTAAAACTCCTCGAAACCATCCAGAGGATTGGGCTTGGCCGGCCGTTTCCCAGACTCGGTTTTTCCCTTCCGATCACCCACGTCGTCCGAACCGGTTTCGCCGGTTTGGACATGCTCTTTAGGTTCTTTGGTGGTTCTTTGGTGGTTAAGTGACGGATCGGGTGCAACCGTTGCACCCCGTTGTGTCGTCAGTTGCACCCCGTTACGTCGTGGTTTGCACCCCGTTACGTCGTCATTTGCACCCGGTGCAACCGTTGCACCCCGTTCCATCGAGAGGTCGTACACCATCGGCAGACGATCCCGGTGCGAGATGTAGGCGGCAGCGATTGCCTGGTTTCCACGGCGAATAACACCAGCCTCCTCGAGGGACCGGAGCTTGTACTGGACAGTCCGCTCGGATAGCCCTGTATCACTGCTCAGCGTGGCGATAGAAGGGAACGCCCCCTTTCCCGCCTCGTTGGCATAGTTCGCCAAGCACAACAGCACATGCCTCATGGCTGCATCGGTAACGACCTGCTGCTCCAGTGCCCAGGTCATGGCCTGAACGCTCATATGTCTAACTCCTCGGTAATGCGCTTCACGAAGTCGTCGTATCCCTCGGCCATAAGGAACCCCTGGGCTTCAAGCGCACCGCGACATGCCTTGGCATGGCCGTAGAGCACCCAGCGTTCACGCTCGGGCAAGTCGCGGAATTGACGGTAGGACGGCCAGGGCCCGGCGATCACCGGGCGGCCGCTGGGGCTGGTGGTGATCCGGCCCGGTTTCGGTTGTGTGGTCATTGGATGGTCTCCCCGGTGTACTTGGCCTGCGTGAACCGGCCGTCCCAGGTGGCTTTCATGACCAGCTTTTGCTGCATGTAGAGTTGGTGCAGGCGCTGGGCGCCGGCCAGCAGCAACTGCAGGTCGTACTTGAAGAAGGAGTCACCGCCCTCGGGGGCGATCTTGCGCGGGCGCTCGGTGAGGTACTTGTCGCGGACACGGCTGGCGACGCGATACCGCGGTGCGCCCTCCTCTTCGCGCTGCTCATTGAAGAGCCAGCCGAGTTGGCACAGGGTGCTGTTTACCTTGGCGCAGTTCACCCCGTTCAGGCGCTTGCAGAACTGAGTAGGCGTCTCGCCTACCATGAACAGCGATTCAAGGCTGGAGATGGTCTCGGCCTGGTGCTGATTCTCCAGTTGCAGGACGGCGTTCTGTTCCTCCAGGTCAGCGGCCAGCCGCAGGGCCTCGGCTCGGGTACGCGGGATCTGGTAATCGCGACCGGTACGCTCAGCCTCAAGCTGCTGCCAGCGGTCGATCACTCGGGCACGATGCTCATCGCTGTAACCAGCAACGACCAGGTGAGTATCCCTCTCGATCAGGTCATACACAGCGATCGGACGGCCACCGGTGGACTCCCGGCGAGTTTTACGACTTGATCGTAAAAGCCCCTTGTCGAAGAGACGTTCGATGGTCGTGACAACGTCGTTGTGGCGAGCCTCGACAAGATCCGCGATCTCGCGGCTGGTCATGGTGGCGGCCTGGCCGCCGATGGTAGTCAGGTTCATCGTTCTACTCCTGCCATCTGCACCAGTGCGTTTTCCGTTTCGCCGGTAAGCTCAGCGAGGCGTCGGAACACGTCGCGGTGCGTGTACCAGGCGCAAGCCGGACTGACCTTCGCCGCCGACAACGCCATCAGCGCGCCGATCGTGCGCTGTGCCTGCATGAGTCGCTTGGCGTGATCTTGCTCGCGCTCTACCCGCCCAAGAAAATCGTCCAGAACCTGCTGCGGGCCGTGGTAGCGCAAGCCGTAGCTAAACGACCCACACAGCCTTGACGGGGTGTCCGGGACCGGCCCTCTGCTCGAGCGCAAAGACTTCTTGATATCGAGCTCAGTCATGGCCGCCCCTCCCGGTAATGCCGGACAGAAGCCCGGCGAGGTCGGCGCGTGCTCGCTTGGCGTCGCGGTCCAAACGATCAGGGGTGGCGTATTCCGGCGCGTACTCGCCACGGCCTACCCAGCAACGGTTGCCGGGGTAGCGGTCGTTCAGCAGATCGGCGCCGCGCTGGGCCTCTTCCTCGGTCGAGAACGGGGCGACCATCTGGGCTATCGCAATCCCGCCCTTCTGAACGGCCGGTGTGGAGATGAACCAGAACAGAACTCCATCGCCTGAAGACGCACGCTGAAACACGGGACCGGTATCGAAGCTGCCAGGGTTCACAGGTCACGCTCCCGATAGGCCGCGCCGATCTGCTGGTTGTAGGCGTAGAGGAAGTTTCCGGAGTGCAAGAAGACGCGCTCGATCAGGCCATGAATCTCCGTCACAACGGGGTGCCCTCGACCACCAAGGGCGGGAACGACCGACTCCATCAGCAGAGCTCGAAGCTGCCTCATGTCATCACGTGCATGATTGAACAGCTCAATGTCATGCCGGCTGAGCTCTACCCGTTCAACCAGGTCGCCGTCGGTAGGAAGCAGAGGACGAAGGGCCGGTGTCGTGGAGAGTTCAGACATGGCCACCTCCCAGTACGCCATTCACCTCGCGCTCGCGCGCTTTCCACTCGACGACGCTCTCGCGATCAGTCCTTTCAACGTCCTCGCGAAGCCCGGGGACCAACTCGAACAGGATCCTGTCGACCTGCTTGCGGTGTGTGCTGATCTCGTCCGCCTGCTGCGAAGTGCCATCGATGGCGCGCTCGGCCCACTCGGGGAGCTGCCTTTGCAACCGCATTTCGTTGAGGATCGTCCAGAGGCGCGAGGTCAGGTCGCGCTCTGCCCGGATCCCGTGGCGGAGCATGGTGATTGAGGAGTTCATTGCTGGTCCTCCTCACGCAGGGAGTCGAGCGCGGCGTCAACCAAATCGCCAGCCATCTCTGCAGCAATCTCCAGGGCATACAAGCACGCGTGCTCTTCGTCGGAGGTGGTCAGTGCTCCGAGAATGCTAGAAACACTTAGCGTCAGCGCGATGGCCTCGCTCAACGCCTCTTCGACCGTCGTGGTCGGGTTAATCGCTGCGAATCTCCGCGGCGGAAGCTGAGATATCGGAGCCTTCAGTGCAGACGACTGGGGCTTGTTCCGGACCGCGTTCATGCCGCACCGCCTTCGTGTTGCGGCACGTTTTTGTAGGGTTCGGATTGGGTCGCGACAGGATCCAGCGCTTCGAGCTCCGCATCGGCCTCCTCCGCGAAGCCTGCGAGGGCTTCGCCCATCATCACGGCTTGACTGAGCCCAATCGCGCAGAGGTCCTTGATATGGCTGGTGCCACCCTCATCCCTGCTGATCGAGGTGAGGATGGCGCGCAGTCCGTTGATGGTATCGACGGCCGCTCCGAGGTCTTCCGCCAAATCAGAGGCGATCCGGTAAGCAGAGCGCGGGGGTTGCGTGGTGGTGTTTTGCTGTGACATAGTTAATCCGTCCTTCAAGACAAAGTTGCACTCGGGCAGTCGCGTCAACGACTGCCAATTGAACCCCGCCCGTCCAGGTGGGGTTTTTTGTTGCCCTGCGAAAAGTCAGCCGGGCCGCAAAGTGGCGCCAGGACACTCCGTGCTATCGTTTGCCCCCTGGACGGGGAACAGACGGAGATCCGAGGTATGGCAGTAATGGGAGTGGTATGCGGCTATCACGCTAACCTTCCTCGCTATGCGATTCGCACCGACGATGGGTTTGCGATCGTTGATGTGCTGGTTGGCGAGCTTCGGATTGGGGACTCGGTGCGCGGCGCCCTAGATAACAACGGGATGGCGATGCTGATAAACCGAACCACCGGAGAACTTGTCGAAGTCGCCGTTGAAGCTGTTCACGCCAGCCAAGACGCCGCAGAATCTCTGCTTCGTCGTAAATGACACCGGCCTCAAAGTCCTGCCCGCGCCAGGCAGCCGCGATCCGATCACGCTGAACATCCAGCCCGAGCAAGCGAACCATCTTCGAAAGGAAAGTCACGGCGCCACCTCGGCACTGGATGCCTGAACAGCGGTATCAGCGCACTGCCGGATGTGGGAATCGGACGGCAGAATGGGCTCAAGGTCGGCGGAGCTTGCGGTCTTCTCAAGACTCTCGGCCAACTCAATGATCAAAGCGCCGGTGGAAAACCGGATATCCTTACCATGCGATGCCCTATTGATGGTGGATTGGCTCGATCCAACGGCTTTTGCAATTGCCTTTTGCGAGAGGCCAACTGAGCCAAGCCTCGCCAAAGCTTCGGGAATATTCATCCTGCACGACCCTATTCATCTATGCATTGACAAACATACACAAACGAATAGGGCATCGCAATACAATCTCTCATCGTCTTACAAGGGGTGACTTTCGCCATGACGCTCGCGGAGCGGCTCAGAGAGCTAATGTCAGAAAAAGGATGGTCTGAAACCGAGCTAAGCCGGCGCGCTCATGTGCCGCAGCCAACAGTTCACCGCATTGCTAGAGGTGACACCGGTCAGCCAAGAAGGGAGACCGTCACCCGCTTAGCAAAGGCGCTGGGGGTCTCGGCAGAGTGGCTTTGGTCGGGAAGCATTCCATTTACGCCAAGCGAGCAAGAAATTCTTGAAGAGAACGAACTGCGGGAACTAGATATTGAGGATAAAGAGCGCCAAGAGCTTGAGAATGAAGACCTTGAAGATTTTGATCCGCGCCAGACTGAGCTCCAGCTGAAACTGACAGACAGCAATGGCCTTCGACGCGGTTATTCAATAAGGCCTTGCATTGCTCTGGAGGGGAGCAGGCATAAGCCAAGCAGCCTCCAGCAGCTTCTGCTTAAGGTGCTCTCGGATGACCTGGGTGATCTCTTTAGCGCAGCGCAACGAAGCCGCCTAGTGAAGATCACGCTTGAGTTCGAAGACCCACTCACCCATTCAGAAAAGGTAGAGCGGATTCTCAAGATTCGAAGGCGATAGCCACCGGATACCTATCAAGCCCGCATTGCGGGCTTTTTTTTCTCTCGAAAAATTCAATAATGCATTGACATGAAATTCATATATGAATACATTGAATTGCACACACGGGAGACAGCAATGCATCCACAAACCATCACCGCACACGGTTTCACCGGCTTCCTCGGCAAAGGCCTGTCCCTGCGTGAGCTTCAGTGCGTCCTGGGCATCGCTGCGGGTCGTACCTCGAAGGAGTTGGCCCGCGACCTGGGCATGCAGCCGGGCACGGTGGGTAAGCGCGTCTTGGCGGCGACCACCAAGCTCGGGGTAACCCGACGTGCCGCCCTGGTAGCTGAAGCCATGCGCCGCGGGCTTATCTCGCCCGCCGTGATCGCCCTTGCCTTCCTCGTCGCCGGTCAGCCACTGCTCAACGATGACCACATGATGCGCAGCCGCCGTGGCGGCGAAAGGAAGATCGAAACTCGCCTGACTGCTCGCCGCGATGGCGTGGCCTGGGTGGCGTGATCATGGCCTGGGACAGAAACGACCCGCTCAACATCCTGGCGCTACAGCTCGACGGTGAACTGCGCGCCGCAGCCGACTTCTGCCATGGCTACAACGGGCCGGCACAGCGCGCTTTCGCCCGGCACATCCAGGGCCTGGGCAAGACGCTCGACGAGCTTACCGTGGCAGACCTGAAGGCAGCGGCCGCATCTGCGGACGCAGAACTGAACGACCTGCAACAGAGAGGGCTGATCTGACGCGGCAGACCGAACGCGCCGAAGCAGCCCCGCAGTAATCCACCGATTTTCGCGAAAGCCAACAACCGCGGCAGGCCATCGGCTTGCCTGGAGGAAAGCATGGACAAGAAACCTCTCATCAAGCCCGGGAAGCTCTTCCTGATCTGTATCGCGCTGCTGGCCTATGCCGGACTGTCAGTCGCCCTGGTGGGCGGTATTGGGCCGGCCCTGGTCAGCAGTCGCGACGACGTTCTGGTTTTCGCGGGATTCGCCATCCCCGGCGTCTGGTTGATCGCCTCGGTCTGCCTCGGCATCCACCTCGCCAACACCCGCCGCGAACAAGCGGCCACCACCAGCAAGGAGAAAGACCAATGAAGCGGATTCCCGCTGCTGCAATGCTGTGCCTGCTCGCCGTCCTGGCGGGCTGTTCGAAGGTGCCTGCCGGCAACGTCGGCGTGATCGTCAATCTCTACGGCTCCGAGAAGGGTGTGGAGACGCGTGAGGTCGGAACTGGGCGCTACTGGGTAGGCGTGAACGAGGAGCTCTACCTGTTCCCCACCTTCACGCAGACCGAGACCTGGGGCGGCGAGGAAGCGATCAGCTTCCAGACCGTTGAGGGCATGAAGGTCGGCGGCGCCGTCGGCATCACCTACTCGGTATCTCCCGATAAGGTGACGACGCTGTTCCAGAAGTACCGGGCGGGTATCGAGGAAATCACGAACAAGTTCCTGCGGAACATGGTGCGCGATGCCTTCAACGATGTTGCCTCGAAGCTTCCAGTCGAGAGCGTCTATGGCGCCGGCAAGGCGGACCTGCTGCTGGCCGTTGAGAAGCGCGTGCGCGACCAGGTGGCACCCATCGGCATCAACGTCGAGCGCATCTATTACGCATCCGACCTGGTCCTCCCGCCGCAGGTCACGCAGAGCCTCAACGCGAAGATCCAGGCCACCCAGATGGCCGAGCAGCGCCGTAACGAGGTCGCCCAAGCCAAGGCCGAAGCCGACAAGGAGCGCGCCCGAGCCCAAGGCGAGGCGGACGCGAAGCTGACCCTGGCCACCGCCGATGCGAAGGCGATCGAGATCCGCGCCCAGGCGCTGCGCTCGAACCCAGACGTCGTGACCCTCAACGCCGTCGAGAAGTGGGACGGAAAGCTACCCACCTACATGGCCAGCGGCTCCCCACTTCCCTTCATCGGCATCAGCAAGTAGCCACCCCTTGCCCCGGCGCCAGCGATGGCGCCACTGGAGATTCCATGAAACGAGCAACCGTTGTAACCGAACTGCCGGCCAGCGCCAGCCGGGATATGGACAAGTTCGTTGTCCGACTGCCGGACGGCCTGAGGGCCGAGGTGGAAGCCGAGGCCAAGCGAGACGAACGCAGCATGAACAGCGTGGTCATCATCGCCCTGCGCGAGTACCTGCATGGCCAGCAACAGAAGCAGGCCCTGCTCGATGCGTTGACCAAGGCCACAGGGAGCAACTGACCATGAAGCAAGCACTCATCGGCACCGCGATCAGCCTGCTGCTCAGCGCGTGCCTGTACTTCGGTCAGGGGTCGCTTCACCAGTTCGCCTTCTATGTGGCGGCGGCCACGAACGTTCTCTGCTGGCTGCTGATATTCGCCGGCGGCATCAAGGGGCAAGGAGCCGCGAACCTGCTCGCCCGCCCTTGGCTCTCCATCCCTACCGGCGCTCTGCACGTGGCGGCCCTGGCCCTCACAGATCACCCCGCACTCGCGGCTTCGAGCCTGCTGGTGCAAATGGCTTGCTACGTCCTCTCCTACCAGGCGGTGCGCAGCGCCGAGCAAGGGGGTGACCTATGACCCATGCCCTGTTTAAACAGATCGACCTGACCGCCAAGCTCGGCCAGGACGGTAGCTCGCTCCAGGCCATGAACGCGCTACGCGTCATCCGGGAAACGGTAGCGAAGCACCTGGCCGGCACCGAGGGTGCAGGAGAGATTCCGCTCGAGCGAGCCCTCCTGGCGCTCCGCACCATCGCCGAGTTCCCCTGCTCCGAGCAGGACGACCTCCCGGCGGCGAACATGCGACAGATCGCGCTGGCGGCGTTGAGTGGCGCTGGAGCCGGTTCGGAGCCGGGCAACCCTGGCCGCGAACCTGTTTCTGGACCGGGTAATGCCGGCGAGCGACCCCACCCCGCGCCGGGATTGGTCGGCGATCACACCGAACTTCGCCGAATTGCTATCGCGCTCAAGAACCCGCAGCTCAGCGGGGAGGAGGCCTCGAACCTGATGGTGCGTTACGAGGCCTTGACCATGCCTGACCACATCATTGCGCTGATCGACGGACAGGCCAAGGAGGATTCGGCCCTCCGCGAGCTTGAGGAAAGCCTGCTGATCCTGGAGCACTGGATCGAGCAAGTCGGGATGACGGATGGCTACGTGGGAGTGGTTGAGATCGAGGCCGTAGAGGCGGTGATCAACGCGCTGAGGCGCCAGCAGGCGGGCGGGAACGGGGCATGAGAAAAGCACTGACCGCCATCGCACTCGTCGCGCTGTTTGGCCTGGCCACTGTTGCCGCCGGCGCCGCGCTCCAGCCGTTCAAGACTCTGTTCATCTGGGAGGTATGTCAGTGATGAGAGGCTCCGATATTCCGCCACCACCAGGGTATCGCCCTACCCCGCTCGCCACCCTCGGCCAGCAGTTGGTCCGCCTGGGCCAGGCGATGCAGAACCCCAACACCAAGCTCGGCGAGTTGACCGAACTGGTCCAGGCCTGCGGGGTCGACCTGCGGATCTGCGACACGGACAAGGGGCGCCAGCCATGATCGGAACACTACTCCTCTGCATCGTCTGGTGCGCGGGCGGCCTCTACGTCGGATACGCGCTCGGCTCGCTGCGGACTGCAAAGAATTACACCTGCGAGATCCAACGCCTTCAAGAACAGCTCTGCAAGGAACGTCTACTCCATAGGATGGGCGTGGACAAGGAGCCGCCATCATGCTGATGACCTACGAGAACCTGAAGCGTCTGCTCAACATTTGGGACAAGCCAGACCTCTCCGCGCTCACCCGTCTCCTGGTCGCGCGTCGCATGGCCAGGCAGTACCAGTTCGGCTGGGAGGCCGACAGGACCTGCGCTGATCGAAAGATCAAGGAGGCAAGGAATGGCCTTCCATTCACCAGGGCCCAGTTGGAACAGGCGAAGGAGTTTCGGAAAACATCCAGCAGCTACCACGAGAAAGCCCAAGCCGCCCTTGGCGCCTGGCTCCTGCAGGCCGAGAGGTGGATCGAGGGAGAGATTGGAGTCGATCGCATCTGCGATGCCCTCGGCGTCAATCCGGTCCACCGCGCCGCCATCCAAGGCGCCAAGCCTGGGCAGATGCTCAATCACATCGCCTTCGTCGAAGGCCTTGAGGACAGCTCGAATGCTTTCAGCGGAAGGCGAGAGGCGGACCTGAAGGACGGCCCACTGTTCAACTGCATCATAGCCGAGATGCTGCGATTCGCAGAGGAGACCCCCGAGGCTCTACCCGATCCGTTCGCACCCGGCGGGCCACTTTACGGTGTACCACAGACCGTGATCCGCAACGACGGAACGATCGAGACGAGGCGGGCCGCGCTGACGCTGCACTGCCGAGACGGATCGATGCGCGTGATCGAACGGAAACCGGAGGTAGGGCGTGAGTAGGCAGATGACCGCGCACCGGCTGACCCGGGCCGAAATGAACCACCTGCGCCGCCTGATAGGTTGGGTTCGCTGCGAGGTGGGGGGCAGAGCCCGAGGAAATCGTCACCGCCACCAAAGAGGCGCTCGACCACTTCCAAGGCGTGTTGGAAGACGGTAAGCGGAAGTTGCTCGAGCACTACCAGAAATCAGCAGCCATACCGAAGTACATCCGATCTGCGATCAAGGCCCTGGAGAAGGTGTGCCTGGAAGAACCGGCCGAGGTGGTTGACGCTGAGTTGGTTGCCCGCGGGCGCCACGAAGCACCGCGGCGCCTGGTCGTAGTGCGCAACGTGAGGAGTGAGAAATGATCGAAGAGAATCACCAGGCCCCTGAACAGGACCTGGCCGGCGCCATCCGCGACCTGCTGGCACACCTGCGCGGCCCGAAAGTGGCTCCGGAGGACGAACTCTGGACCACGAAAGAAATCGGCGAGTACCTCAAGCTGTCGCCGGCCACGATTGAAGGTCGCGTGGTAACTCGTTCGGACTTCCCTGACCCGCTACAGCCGTGCGGGACGGTCAAGGCGTCCAAAAGGTGGTTTGCGGTAGACGTGAAAAGGTGGGCTAGACAGAACAGCAGTAAGCTGCCGAGAGGACGAAGGCGTTAGGCTTAAGCAGGCAGAAATGAAAAGCCCGGCACAGCGCCGGGCTCTGGTAGGGCGGAGTAGTTAGCTTTCTCGCGGGCCACCATTCAGCGCAGCCAGAACATGAACCGGATCATTGTCAATGGCCCGGAGCAGGGCGCGAGCAGGCCCCTCGGGATCGCGGCGCCCTTGCTCCCAATTGCGCAGGGTTCCAACAGCAACATCGATCTTTCGGGCGAATTTGGCCTGGGACAGGCCAGTAGCGCGTCGGATTTCTTTGACCTTCACCGCGTCGACGTGGTACTCGCGGGAAGGTTGACGTTCGCCACGCACGATCTCGTCCATCTGGGTCACGCTTTCGACCAGTTCAGCGAAGAGTTCTTTGTCCATGGCTACCTCCAGTTCTCAACGATCTGCCGAAGCATCTTTTTCTGATCGGCAGTCAGATCTTCCTGCGATGCCTTGTCATAGGCCAGCAGGAATGCAATTTGAGAGGCGGATGTGAAATGGTAGTAGATGACCCGGGCGCCGCCTCTTTTCCCGTGGCCATTGGCTGCAATGCGAATCTTGCGCACGCCACCCGTGCCTTCAATGACCACTCCGGCGTCAGGGTGGAGCGTTAGGTCTTCCTGAAGCTTGCGATAGGTCTCGTCGTCTACCAGCGCGAGAATCCGCTTCGTGAAGACTGGCGTTTCGATGAAGATCATCCGCTTCTTCGTGCGTCATTGGCGTACGGCAGACTGTAGCGAATAGTGGCACTAGATTCAATGCTGGCTTTCTGTACAGTTAAGCTACCTCGGCTCTGGCCCAATCTCCTGGACAGCCAGTTCCACCAACGCTTCGAAATGAAATCCGCATTCTCGATCAGCGTATCCAGGTGGGGCTTCACGGCATCGGAGGTTTCGGTCGATCCTTGCTGCTCGCCCCAGATCGCCAACTCTTCGACGGCCGAGCCGATGGCGTTGATTTTCAGATTGAGGCGATAGAGCGGACGGGGAGAGGAGAGTTGGTCATTGGAAACTCCTGGGCGAGATGCTTCAGAGTAGGCCATGGCGAGAGGGGCAGGGAGGAACGAAAAGGCCGCCCCGGGGAAGGTTCCGGCGCGGCCTGGTCCTTTCGGTGTTGTGCCTTCAAGGACGCCTCAATGTATCAAATGCGCGGCTGATGTGAAAAGGCCGCACTGGAGTCGAGGGGCGACCTGTGCTGGACTGCTGTCTTCCCAGGCCGGCGGAGGGAATCTGTCAAAGGCGGGCAGGGACGAAAAGCCCCGCGGGTGCGGGGCCTTCTTCTTGCTATTCGCCAAGAGGCGGAAGTAAATCTCGCGCAATTACCGGCGCCACTTGCTGTTCTATGCTATCGACCGCCAGCACCTGCGTCTTAACGATGCCGCCTGCCTCTACGGTGGCGAAATGGAAGAACCGAATCGGAGTACTATCTCTAAATGCATCAAACACTTGAGGTAGGGCCTCGGGCGTGAATGACATCAGGTCGATCCTGCCTGTAAAGGTTGTTTCCTCATGCGGAAGACGCATGGTAAGCGTCAAGTATTCAGGGGTTCGCTTGATGGATTCAATTATCACAGAGTCATGGCGCTCAACTCGTTGCCTGGAAGGAGATTCGCGCGAGGTTATCTCGTGCATCTGCTCTTGAGTAAACCCCTTTCCCTGAATGCTCGCAGAGGTCGCGTCGGGAGCTCCAGCAAAAATAGCCTTATAGCCTTCTTGGGTATGCTCATGAACCCGACGTGCTTCCTGCGGGGTTTCTGGAGAGGCAAGGGCTTCAGAGAATCTATTAAATAGGCGCTCATAATGAGATGCTGTTGCGGTTTGGGCCTCAAGTCTTTGCTGGTCACGAACAGTATCCTGCCATTCTGAAAATACAAAATAGCCAGCAACTGAGCCGATTGTTAGAGCCAAACAAAGCGCTACTTGACGTGGTGTCATTTTGTGGAAAGGGATCTTATCTAGCAGGCGATTAGCTATGCCATCAAGACTACCCTCACCCTCCGTGCTTCCCTGGGCTATGTGAAAGACAATCTCAAGTGAGGCTTTTTCCTCATTGGTCAGCCTCAGCAGAGAAGACGTACCGTATTTTATCTCTGCGTAAGACCTAAGAACCTCTTCTTGGTACGAAATGAAGCCCTGCATGAGCTTCGATGTCATCGTACTATTATAACGCTCTCCGCTGATCTTGACGTCAAAATTCGGCCATCCATCAAAGGCAATGGAGACATCCTCAAGGCCTGATTCGATCCGTTCTAGCGCGTCTAGGAATGACTCGCAATCCCTTACCGAAAGCAACTGCATTCGTTCGTAATTCCTTTGTTATGGTCAAAATTGCCCGGTGCGGACCGCCCGCTCACTCCCCCACAATCCGCCATAGCTACAGCGCCGCGCCAGAGCATAGCTACAAATCCCCACCTCTCCAGATGACCTTGCCTATGACGCGGCGCTTGTGAGCCTGCGGTCCATATGCGATGACGCCTCGCCTCACCTAGACCAGGTTGAACATCGAGGCTTGCCAGTGCTTCTCGCTGATGATCGCTATGGGATGGCCTTCCTCCCGCAACTCGACAGCTCGCTTGATTTTGGTTCCGTAGGTGCTGTGAAGCCACTGCTCGTTGCCTATCTCGCCGACGACCAGGTAGTGCACCTTTTTGCTGATGCCCGGAGCTATTCCCCCACCGCGGTTGACGACGATCTCTTCGCAATGCTTCCTGGGGCCGTAGACCATGACGCCAGTGAAAACGTAGAGATGGCCCGACCACTCAAGCTTGGGAGCTGGATTGTTGAGCGGAAGAGCGTTCGATGGAGTAAAGGCATTGTCGCTTGGTTTCGGCTTGGAAGCAGAGAGGCCACCAAAGCCTCTAAGAATCTCAAGCAGTTCGGCAGACTCATCAGCGTCTAACACACCATCTGAAAGCATGTCTGAGAGCCTCCTGTAGAGGAGGTTGGTCACTGGATCGTCAAGATGGACCAGGTTCGTAGCGATCCAATCCTGTAGGAACTCGGCCTCCTGCTGATTGATATGCCCATCAGCAGTGATCCCAGCCGCCAGTCCTGCGAGCGCATCAACAGACCTTCGGTCTATGCGCTTCTCGTGGAAAATTCGGCTTTCCCCAAATTCAGCGTGCCAGTCGACCATCGTTTCTCTCCTTGAACCTCAGGTTCCCATCAGACTCTTTGCGCGTTCCAGACAAGCAGTATTCTGGGCTGGATGTAGGTCTCTCTACTACAGATCTCCGCCCCGCCAGACGAACACCTCAGCGCTTCCCGGGTCGGCCGTTGGTCATCACGTATCGCTTGACCCTGTTTTCCTTGTCGAAAAGGACCGTGAGGTTCTGCTGCTCCATGCCAGTTCCAAAAGGCCCGACATAGACGTAGAACCAAATCGCTTGGAGATTTCCTTCGGAGTCGAAAGACTGGGAAAGCGGGTTTCCGAACCGCTCCAGCATCTGGTCGTAGGTGGTTTGACCTTGAACGATCTGGCGGACGTCATCCTGTTCAATCGGCGTTCCGTTGCTGGCGCAGCCAGCCAGGGTGATCAACAGCGCTGCAATAACGAGTATACGCATACCGACCTCCGTGTCCTGAAACGCCATCATAATGCCACGAAAAGAACTGACCTGCACCGACCGAAGGCTCAGCCCAAGCGGCTCGCCACCTCTGTTGCAGTCGCATTGTAGTAGATCATGAGCGACCGGGGGTCGCGGTGTCCCGTCATCCGGGCCAGGTCGAGCACATCAAGCTTCCTGGCGAGCCTGGTGGTGGCTTCGTGACGGGTGTCGTGGAAGTTCAGCCCGTCGATTTTCTGTCTGTCCCGCACCTTTCGAAAGAGGGTATCGGCCGAGCCGGACGTCAGCGTAAACAGGTTCTGGCGCTTCCCAGCAGCATCTACCAGAACTTGGAGCAAGGTTACCGCACGGGAACTGAGCGGCACCTTACGGGCATCGCCGTTCTTCGTCTTGTCAAGTTCGACGTAGCGGGCCCTCAAGTGGACCCGGGCAGCAACGAGGCCGAGGATCTCGCCCTGCCGCATAGCCGTCTCCAGGGCGATCAGAAAAGCGTAGGCAAGCTCCTGCATCTTGCCGGTCGGCGCTACCCCCTCCTGATACCCAAGCCCCTCAAGGATCAGGGTTTCCTCGGCAGCCGAAATGCGCCTGTCCCGCGGCGGCCGGCTCTTCGGGCGCCGCACCTCGCGAACAGGGTTGGTCGGGCACCATCTCCACTCCCGGCGCGCCTGCTCGAACACGCTCGACAGCAACGTCATTTCGCGACGCACAGACGACGTGGCCACCGACTTCAATCGGTGATCGCGCCATGCTGCGATCTGATCGGCGCCGATATCACAGATGCGCTCGCCGACGAACTCCAAGTCATTGACCAACTTGTCGAGTCGAATCTCTTCCCAGCGTTTGCCGGCCTTAGTGGGTGAGACTTCGTCCTTGTATTTCTCCAGCGCCTCCTTCAGAGTGAAGTTCGATGCCCCTTTGGGGCTCCCAACTCCCGCCAGAATCTCGGCCTCCCGCTGAGTCGCCCAGGCCACCGCCTCGGCCTTGGTGGAGAAGGTGCCGGAGTCTCGAACACCCTTCTTTGCCACTTCGGCGCGCCATCCGCCGCTTCGCTTTCTGTACGTCGCCACAACATGCCCCGCTTGGCGTAAATTTGGCGTAAAGGGTAGCAGGAAATTACGCCAAGCTGAGGGAAGTCACCGGGCCGCAGAAAAGGGAAACCCCAGTAAATCAGGCTGTTACAGGAAAGCACTGGAAGTTTCGGGATCCTACCGAGCTAGCCTAGGTGCCCTCCCGAGGCACCACCACATTGTTTCAGGGCTTCCCAAGAAATCCCGAAACCCACGAAGAACCGGCCCTCTGGCCGGTTTTTTGTTGCCTGCGATTCCCAACCAAACCCTTGTAAGCCCATCGATTTGGGGGCATATATGGGGGAATCTGAGTTCGGTCAAGGACGATTCCCCCAGAATGAGCGCAACCCTAGACGACTCGGGCTTCTCAGCCCTGCAGCCCAAAGACCGTCCCTACAAGGTAAGTGCCGGCGCCAGCCTCTTCCTGGAGGTGAATCCCCACGGTTCGAAACTGTGGCGACTCAAATACCTAGTGAGAGGGACTGAGAAAGGGTTGGCGCTCGGCACCTATCCAACGATGTAG